GGTCACAAGTAAGTGATTACTCTTGAAAGAAGTTTGCGATAGTGTATGGCGATGATATTGTAGCTAAATTAATTGACATTTTCCATAATATATGCAGAAGATGTTTCGGTATTTGACAATATGCTTTATATAGTTTTCTCTCTTGTAACATTTTATTGAGTATAACTAACTTTAAATACGTGAAAATAATAAAGTTGACTGATGGAATTTTCATATAAGTCACTATATTGATATATTTATCGAATAATTCTGAATTCAAATTAAAAAGCTGATATGCATTGTAATTAACTGACATAATCTGATAAATATAAGACTCTAATATTAAGTTTCTGTCTTTCTTGTACAGCTTAGCTGATAAATACGCTGTAACATCCCTTGTTGGTACACCAAATGATGTTACGTATTCAAATAATATTCTTTCATTACTATTAATGACTTTATATAATTCATCTACTGAAGGTTTATATACAGTGTAATTTGAAATTAACTTAGATATCGCTGATCTTGCAGCAGATTCTTCAATTTGATAAACTCTCGCTCCAACGTGTGACATAGCAAATTGTATATTCTCAGGTAATAACGGCATTGGATTAGGTTGTATCCCGTATTTATCAGTTATTATGGTATAATTAGTGTATTCATTAATTATTTTCATCATGTCGTTTATTGTTACATCGGTCGACATTTTATATGTCGGAGTTTGTAAAAATGTCATTAATGTCTTCAATTGATTATTTCTTTTCTCATTTGCTATTGGTGGATATGAATTTAACTTAGCTTTTTCAGTACGTGCTATCCCCATTTCTACAATCTTATTGTTATGCACTAACAATTTTTTAGTTAAGAACTGTACATAATTGGTAAATTTTTCCGATTTAGCTATATCATCGGCTAAATTTGATTTTACTTGAGATACTGAAATTAACATTTTTTGTAAATGTATAGCTATAGTACTGCTGTTATACGTTTGTACAAAATCAACATCGTCAAATACTTTATATGGTGAATTTGTAGTGAGCATTAATGATGCTGGAAATAGTCTTATTGAACCAGTTATTTTCACTGACGTCATTTGCATTATTTTACATAATATGAATATTCGTTCCATGTTATATCCTCTCATCTTGTTAACTAAGTAATTAGCATATATTATTGCTGCTTGATCATACGTCGTTGTATGTGTCCTTTTTTCGTTGTTCAATATATTTACTCCTGCTCTAAAAAACAGTCTACCACCAGCAATATATCTTTTAGCCATCTCTAATCCTGTCGTAGCAGTTAATGCTTTCACTTTTACATCCATTCTTCCATAAGTGTCTTTCACTGCATTTGACACAACCGTAACTAATTGTTTATCAACCTTTCTGTCGAATTCCATGATAAAATAATTATCATCACCATCTACCCTTATAATTTTAATTCTATATGATTCTCCCACGTTTAGATAATTTATTACAGTCGTAATTAATGCTAAATTCGCTATTGAATTCATTAATTTAGTCTGTTTTTCACCCGAAGCTACTGCTCCATATTGTAACACCTTATTACCTATAGTGACAAAAGAATTCTTCAATTTCATCTGAGTTAATGCATAATTATTTAATGCGGTAATAACCTTCTCATTTGTCGTGTACGATTTCAATTGTTCAATAGCTTTCAAAATTGCATTACGTAACGGCGTAGTATTATGCTTTGATGAATCCCATTGTGACACATCAGCATAGACTATAATAGTTGACTGATTCAAATATCGATTGGTATCACCATATGATAGTAGCTGCGAAGACTGTGAGTAGAATTCTGAAAACTCCTTTATATGTTTACTTTCACGTAAATATAACTCTACAACGGAATGCTGAGCAATAAAATACGGATATGGTAAAATAAATATTACTCTTGTTCTTCTTCCTGGTACATCACGTCTTCCTAATGGAATCGGATTATTTTCATTAACGTCTGGAACGTCTAAATCATATTGCTTATTAAATATATCATCCATTACATGCATATTCTTCTTAGTTGATCTTACCGTTCGTCTGCCAAATTTAATGACTCTTGATTCACCGTTTGAGGCAGAAGACATCGATAATAATCCAGCTATTTCTGCATTCAATAACATCTTATCCTCTTTCTTAATATGGTCTCTAAGCATGTCATCTATAATTTTTATGATATTATTAGTATACATATTATACATATCTTTATCAAAAGTATCTGAATACTCAATTGATAATTGATCAGTTACTGCGTCCAACATCATCTGTTTTCTGTATCCAACGTGAAATGAAAATGAGTAAATTTGAGCCATTAGTGGAAATGTATCTATACTCGGATTCCGTTGCCATTCATCAATTATATCTGCTGTTTTTGTCATTTTTTCCTTTCTTAATTCAGCTATTTGTTCATCTAATTCTAGTTGTGCTTCGTCAGTTATATACGATTTTACTATTTTATCTGAATATTCTAATTCCAAGTCTTCAGTAGTCATATAACAAGAATACAAATCCAGCTTCGATGTTAGAGTTGTCATTGGTGAGGAAGTAAGTTTCGCTAAAGTTGATCTATTACTAAATGAATTAATTATTAATTCCTCAGCAACTAAATATAATTCATGACTCGAAACAGCAAATATCATCTCTATACTTGAATTTGCCCATGGAACTAAATAATATGGTTTATTATACATTTCCTTATAATCATATCTATATTTTTGGTTATGTACTGGAATACCATAATGTGATACAGTTGAAGCCACATATTCAAATAAATGCCTGTATCTCGATTGTATTTTCTTATCTTCGATATTTTCTATTACGAACATAGCTGCATTCAAGTTCGACCGTAATGATGTATTAATTGATGGATCCATTAATGTATCTGTATAGTCATCTTCAGTATAAAGATCTTTGGTTATATAATTGTTCTCATACTTTAATTTGTTTCTAGTAAGATCTGCAACCAACACTTTCTTTTTATTCACATATTTTAATAATTTCTGTTCAACGTTATCATACTTCTGATCAGAATAAGTAAAAAATGACACTATTTCATAGTCAAAGTTACACTTTGACAACTTATCTTCGATTAGTTTATAATCGTATTTATCATCAATTGCTAACTGTTTAGCATAATCAACTATACTATTCAAAATCTCCTGATTATTTTGATCATTCGTTATAAATATTGGAATTACTGTTGCATCTTTCCCATACAACCATCTCAAATACTTCTGTAAGAGTAAGTTATAGGTCCCCATCCTACCACTTTAATTGCC